TTTGAAGATCTTACTAGTTTCTTAATCTCTTCTTGAGAACCGTAGTATTCCTTCCAATCAGATTCCTTAACTACTTTCTTTTTAGCAGGTACTCTACCACCTATGCCGGCAGCTTTTCTCTCTTCTTTTAAAGCTTGTAACTCTCTCTTACCTAACTTAACGTTACGTTCAAAGAATAAAACTTTTTTTCCTATATATTTTTTCTTTGTTGGGAGGTGTGTTACCCTATAGATAAACCCGTACGTACCTTCTGGCATGTCTGAGATTTCAGTAATGAGTTGATCTTTAAACCTCCAAGAAACGGGAGTAAGTGTCATTATGAGTCAAATTTTACAGCAAACGTCATATCGTTATATTTTGATTTTGGAATAGGTTGTCCTAGTTTTCCTATAGCGATAAGTTCATTTGTGTCATTATACAGCCCGATAGTAGTGACATATGGTTGGAAGTAACTTCCTGTAATGTTATCTAACAGAGAGCCGCTTTTAGTTGAATTTGTGTAGGTAGATGGATTTAGAGAAAAGTTTAATTGCGTTTGATCTACTGTACAATTGTAAGTATGTTCGTAAACGGTATGTGAACCTTTCCATGAAAGAGAGCCTGATCTTAATACTTGCTCCTGTAGTCTTTGAGCAATATCAGATCTAGTTAATGTAAGCATTCCATGACTGTAGAAAATGTTACCTAAGTACTCACCATCAGCGATAGAAGCAGATTCGTAAATAACATGGTTTGTAGTTACAGTTTTTATACTTGAGCTTTCGAAGTAAAAGTTAATGTTATCTGTAGCTAGATTATCTTGAAATTGAACGTACAATCTATCGTTAGAAATAAGTCTTGAATCGGTTGGAAATTCTAAATAAGCTAGATCAACGGATTCGCTGATAATACTAACCTGAGTACTTCCGTTTTGTAAATAGAAAGGAGACTCTACTGGGTTACCTGTCCACTCTACTTTCGTTAAATAAGCTTCATCGAGGGTGATTTCATTCGGAGAGTTCGGTTCGATAGGTATACCGAAATTTATTGTCTCTTGATCTGGTATATTATCGTATGCTGAGGAAGCTGTAGATTCAAAATACAAAGTCGTACTTACGGCGGAAGAACTTATTACTTGACTGTAACTTACTGCTCCTGAGGCAAATAAGTTACCTTCGCTATCATCAGTGATGTGAAATAGAGATGCTGAATTAAATTCAAACGTACCTGGTTTGATATTCTCTCCAAATAGAAATTGAGGTATAGATATAATAGCTACATTATCCTGTAAACTCTTTGTAAAATATAAAGTAGACTGGTTATAGTTTTCAAAACTGCCGCTTTCATAAGAAGCAGAATAGTTCGAATAGTATAACTGATTTACTGAGCTATGAAACTTATTAGCACCTGTTGGAAAATAATCGCGCTCATAAGAACTGCTTAGAGCAGTTCCTAACCTAAACCTAATACCGGCAATAATCCTCTCCTGATTTGTAGTATAGGAGTAGGATTTATGCGCTGTATACGGAGTTACAAACGCATCTTGTTTGTTGAGTTTTATAAATGCACTCATTCATTAGAAGTCTAACTTGATGCGAATTAACGCTTCTTTAGTAAAGTCTTTTAGTAATGGCTTAGATAATTTTGCTACAGCAAGTAATTCATTATTATCATTATACATTCCTACTGTAGTAATGTAAGTTTGGGGAGCGTTAACAAAATTATTAATACGCAAGTCTCCAGATCCTGTAATATAAGATGGATTGGTTGAGTAATTAAATTCTGAGTTTCTTACTCGAGTAAATACAAATTGAGAGGAAATTGTTTCCTGGTAATTTAATTGGAAGCTACCTCCCCCTACTATACTGTTAAATAGTTTTGCTTCGTTGTTATTATCGGTATTTGAACTTCTTTCAGTACCTAAGTTGATACCTTCGCCTGAGTTGTCATCAAGTGCATCAGCATTTAGTAGTACAATTCCAACGTCGGGTAAGAATAGTCCGTAAGAACCGGATGATGTAGTGTAACCTGTTCCAGAATAAGCAGATCCATTTGATCCAGATATGACTTGGAATACTCTACCTGCATCGTTAAACGTTACTGTATTAACGTCACCGCTATTATCTGTTAAGTGTAAAGCAGCTAAACTTGGTGAGGAGCTTGATAAGTGTAAGTTAAATGATCCCTGGAGTAAACTTTCTTTATATCTATCTCTATCGATTGAAATGACGTAAAAATTATTAGCAGAGTAGTTGTTGAATGAAACAGTTGTCTCTTCATCTCCTAGCACCAAGTTACGTAACTGTCCGTAAGTAGTCCTAGAGTAGGATGTACCTGGGATAGCTGCGTTGTAAGCTAGTGAACCTGAGCCTTTTACATCGGCATAAGCGATTGCTAGCTGGACTGCTGCTGAGTTTTCAGTAGAACCAGTTTGGTATACGTTAATATAGTAATTACCCGTTACACCGTTGGCTTGTGCTGAACTAGTGTAGAAAGCTGTTAGAGTTGGTTGACCGGTACTCCATACTGGAGAGCTTACTGGCTCAGCGCTTACTACTAAGTCGTCAGCTTCGAATCTCTTAAACGACATATATTATTAGTTTATTTTAGTAATAGTTATTGGGATAGTTACACGTGCTCCAGAATCTCTACCGATAATAGTTACAGTAGTCTGTAACTGTGTATTTGTACCAAATAATGTATTAACATTAGTAGCAGTTAAATTGATAGAAGTTCCGATAACTGTTTTAGATACGTTTGTACCTAATGTAGTAGTTTGGTTTAATGCTGATGCTTCAGGAGTGTTTACTCCTACGCCGTTAAAAGTACTTAGCACTCTGGTGTCTGCAATAGTAGCAGTGTACCCGTTTGTTTCAAATGTCTGATTAGCTCCTAAGTAATTTAGAGTTTGAGGAGTAATGGCTAGAGATGCTCCTTGCTTTAAAGTAATAGAACTGTAACCTACGTTTAATATAGGAAGTCTTGATGTACCTCTAGGAAGAGTTACAAGCTTATACTTCATGATTTGAGTTTCATCAGGGAAAGCTTCTAGTAAAGGCATACCTTCGATCGCCTCTCCGTAATAATTAGAACCGGATGGGTGAGTTGTGTTGTAGAGTGTGTAGTCGATTTCATCATCAGATAAAGCGAATTGCGTTACTCTGAAGGAACCGTCTCCTCTAGCCATAAGCTCTCTACCTTTCTTAGTTAAGATAGCGTCAACTGTTACTACTGAATTGTCTAAATATCCCATTGTTTGTAAAGTTTATATAGTATAAATATGAAGTTAAATAAGATTCTGTCCGACTAGGTCTTTTATAATATTACTTAGTTTACTTTCGAGTTCTTCTGGTGCATATTGGGGAAGTATAAATGCAGGAGAAGTATCTCCTTCTATTTTTTCTTGATTTAAGATTATTGAGGTAGGATCTTTTACGTATCTTCGGAGAACGAATCCGTCTATACTTACATTAGAAGGAATAGCTTTATCTAATGTAATGTAAATTCTATCTACAAATTCTACATCTATAACTCTGTATACCTCTACTTCTGCTGAAGCAGGACTAGTAGCTGCGCTTCCTGATATTCCGTTGGAAAATCTAAACTCATCTCCTACCTCTACTGTAAAATGTAAGCTTGAGGTTGGATAGACTGAACCGCTATGGTGTGCTTGAATTGACTGTTCGTAGTAGTCATTTAGTGCAAGTGAGCCTGTAAGTACGTTAGGTGTTCCGTTGCTAAAGAGTCCGGATGTAGATAATGGTGTAGAAGACTGAGGTGTCTGTGTTGTTCTAAGTGTTGTGTATTCTTCACTTCCTATATTAACTCTTACACCGATTGGAGAGATGTAACTATTAGGATATCCTCTTGCTCTAAGTTTAACCCTATTACCGCTGTAATCTATATTTTTAACCTGTACGTATACTTTATCTCCACTCTCAAAAAACTCTGGGGATGATTCTAAGACTACTCTGTCAATGTCATTTACACCTAATTCAAAAGTCTTACTTGCAATTTCAGTAATAATTCCTCCTCTGTCTCGCACTATACGTGCCTGTGCTTCTCGTTTGTTTATATTACCAGTGTTTTCAAAGATACCTTTAAAATAGAAAGAGACCCTTGCGTTACTATCAGCACCAAACTCATACTCATCGTTCGCTGCGCTCCAGTACCCTGCTTCATCTCTAGAAGCTGCTTTAAAATCAACTACTGTAAAAGAATCTGTTAAAGTAGTTTCGGTGAAGTTTGGCGGGACAGTTAAGCTATAATTACTAATAATACCTGAGTCTGTTCCTTGGAATCTTAAAGTATTCATAAGCACACCGTAATCAGATTCACTTGTAAGTATGAGTTCAATTCTCTCACCAGACTTGTGTATACGGGTATCGCCGGTTAGGTAGTAATTTGGATTTTTTCCTAATTCAGTAATTCTAGGATTCTGTAATCTAACGTTAACCAGATTACCTTCTCTGAAATTCTGTTGAATATACTGGCTCTTATTACTTATGTTAGTTAAGTCTACGACTTCTCCATTATCGTCAACTAAGTACCTTAGTGAATATTGCGTCTTTCCGGCAAGGACTGGGTCAGTACGTTCTAGGTCAGGAGCGTACCCGAAGTACTTGTCATTGTAATAGATTACAGGTGACTTGCCGAAAGATTTATCGCCTTCAGTAAACACGCTAAGTTCTGCTGCTTTTAATTGCTTACCGGTATACTTACCTCTTACCATACCAGCGGCGTTGTGTATATATTCGCTTACTTCAGCTTTTACCGCGGTATTGTTTCTAATTTGAGTGATGTTTGTAGGTACTAATACTCCATTACTATAATCTACTTCTTGTAGGTGAGCAGCGTTACTTATGTTAGTTGCGTTGTTTAGAATAGCGTTATATGGATGGTAGTCTATATTTCTAACGTCAATAAAAGGATTTAAGAGCATATTACTCTCATCACTAATACCGCTTCCTAACGCTGAAGCTGGAGGATTGACTCCTGTTAATACAGCTTCTCCATCTTTTAACACAATACGCCATACCCCAGCAGTTATTGGGGTAATGTTTTCTATTTCAGCAGTAAAAGTTTGAGTATGTATAGCCATTACGGTATTACTGATTGGTATTTAACGCTAAATGTGATTTTATCTCCAGGTCTTAAATTACCTAAAGCATTTTCAATATTTTCACCGTTAGCATCAACTTCGTTAATATATAAATACTTGATTTGATAATCTGGATCGAGTTGGGCTGGTTCTAGTTCTGCTTGCCAGTTAAATGTTCCTTGAGCAGGATTGTTGTTAGAAGATGATCCTGACGCTACATACCTTGGGAGGATCTTAGCAGGTTTCTTTAGTGGATTAGCTTCGTTTAAGCTTCCGCTATACATATCTAAAACCGTACCTCCCAATTCTCCATTAATCTTTGCTGCTTGATCATCGTAGATTCTTAGGATAGATCCGGATGGTGTTAGCAAGCTAGCGGAATAGGTTGTTGACAGGTTATCAAATATCCCTGCTGATGAGCCTGAAATAAATGCAGTGTCGATGGACCCTGTGTATTCAGGTTGGGACCAATCTACTACTGGTGACTTTATCTTACTCCTGTTAAGAATATGAGGTTTAATTGTGATACCTGTTGTAGTCTCTGTTCTTGCAGGAACAAAGTCTTTGATCATCTTAAAGAGTTGATTGTCAAAGAATTTGATTAGTCTTATAAAATCAAATACATCATACCTCTCAACCGTAGACATGTTACTAGAAGCAAACGCATTAAGTGATGCATAGCTGCCGGAATTCAATACAGTAGGATCTCCTATGTAATCGTCTATATTAAAACCTGCTGGAGTGTTTGCTACAACCAAATCTTCAATTTCACTATTTAGTTGAGTAGTAGGGCTAAAAGAGATATCTATTTGATGTAAGTCCTGGGTGTATTTATTATCTTCTTTTTGTATAGATGTATAAAGACTTAGTGTGCTCCCACTTACTAAACTCCCAGTATTGTCTAATCTAATCTTATCTACTGTTGATGCTCTATTATAATAATAGCCTCCAACTGTGTATCCTCCGCTTTCTGTAATAGTTAGGGATCCGCTTGGGATACCAAAACAATTTATAAGAGCTCGTAAACCTCTCTCAGTACCTTTTGTCTTAAGTAGGTACGGAAGGTTGTGGTAAATTCTCTTATAAGTCTCTTTTATAATATCGTTACTTGGTGAAGGATCATTTGAAGCAGTTACAAATGTATTAATATCCTCTGATCCGGTTGAGTACCATTGACCAGTGTACAGGTTAAGTAAGCTATCGGTAGCAAAATTTGAAGAATATAATTTAACTCCAAAGCTTTGAAGTGTCTTTTCAATTAACTCTTTAGATATACCGTAGTCTAGTCTGTTATCTGCATCATACTTATCTGTAATACCTTTTGCTGATATCCATAATTCGTCGAAATGTTGACCAATCATGTTTAGAAATAGACTGTACGGTGCGTTACTATCATCTTGTCTGATAAATTCAGGTACGGTGTATTCGAGGTTGCTCTCGTTTAATTCATCGTATAGAGAAGCTGAAGCATATTCTGCTGCGTACCAAGTTGTTGCTGCAGCGTCACTGCTAGATACATTAATGTAAGGCGTATTACTACTTGCTTTCGGCCAAGCTTTACTAGAGCTTTCATAAAATAAGTACCTCTCATATCCATCAAATTTAGAAACTACTCCTTTAATTAAATTATCGTAATATAAATTACTGGAGGTAATTGCGTTAGATGCATTTGAAAGAGATGCGGCGATTGCTCGCTCGTTTCTGTACTGATCATATAAGTCTAATTTATACTTAAAATTTGCTAACCTTTCTTTAGCAGAAGAAAAATGTACAAAGTTCTCGAAATTAGTGTAATCCACACTTAATTCAACTCCTGTCTTTTCTACTTCTGAGAATATTCTGTTGTAAGAATTAGTAACAGGTAAACTATACAGCTCATCGTAGTTTATGTACTCTGTAGATACAGCAGAACTATCATCTAATTTAATATTAAAGTTAGCAGTTCTTAAGAAAGGAGTCGGTGCTACTTCTGGTTCGTCTGGTGTAAAGTTAAATGTAACTGTTACCGGGTCTGCTACTTCTTGGTTAATACTAATAGAGTCTCCTAAATTAACTGATTCAGGTAATGGTCTATATAGTTTTAGGTATAGGTATTCACCATCGTCTACTACGTTTATAATAGGAGTGTACTCTCCTTCGGCATGGTCGATTCCAATTTTACCGTAATAGGTTGCGTCTTTTACTAAGCTTATTAGTAGGTTAATTGAGGATTGTGTACGGTCAAACCCGATAGATTTTAACTTACCTTCTGTTCTATCGTATGATAGTTCTTCTAATTTAAAATTTGATAATATAGGCCTAAAGAAGCTGTATACCGCTCTAGCACCCTCTTTTAAAGGATCGGGGATAGAATTTAATAAAGGAGTAGGGTCTATACTTACTGTACTAGAAGCAAGATCTCTCTCCTCATTTACCTGAGATGGATCTTTAGGAGCACTGGGAGGATTAATACCTATGTTTACTCTAGTAGTGCTTATAAATTCTCCTCGGTTGTTATACAGAGATGCTTCTGCAAAATCTTGTACAGGGTTAAACTGTGCAGATAACTCTACAGTATTAACTTCACGTTGATCTCTTTGAGATAAACTACCTTGACTGACTGTGTCTGATATAGAGAATGTAGTACTAGCCATTTGTTGTTAATCCTGTAATGTTAGTGTTTATATCTGATAAATCGAATATAGCTTCGTTTGCTTCTAGTAATTGTCTTCTTAGATCTGCGATCTCATTCTGTAAGAGGGCGATGTTTGGATCTTCTCCTGCATCGTAGATTTCAGAGCTTCGTATTACTAGGGTTTGATGTGAGTTTTCACCAGTTGATGGAATTTCCAAATATAATTTATCATATAACCTAAAAAGCTCTTCTACCGTATCTGTATCTACTTGCTGTTCTTGTTCTGCAAAATACTTAAAAGAGTTATCAATACGACGGTTAAATTCATCTAAACGAACTGTACTGTTTTTTAAATCTACTTTACTACCCATTTCGTACTACTTTAAAAACTAAATTTTCATCAATAACGTTAGTAGAGCCGTCTATTTCAGATTTAATTAGTACTCTATAGTATCTTTCTGGTTCTAATCCTTCCATATATACGTCGAAGTAATTACCTGTAGTGTTTCTACTTATCTTAGTGAAAGTAGTGTCAAAGTCAATAACCATCTCCTCAGTATTCTCATCTCTAAGTCCCCAGTATGAAGCTGTAGGTAGATAATGATTAGTTAAATAAGCAGAGCTTGTAGCAAATGTTCTTGTAGGGTACTTAGGTCTAACGTGTAAGTTAAATCTCTGCTTACCTACGTCTGTGTATTTTCCTCTATTGTTCTTAATCTTCATGACAATATTAGGGTCACTTACTTCGTTTAACGTAGAATCAGTTTGAAAATCATCCCATTTTAATTCTAAATGAGGAGGGTATATTGTGTGTGAGTTGTTAGAGAAGTACCTTAAATATAGTTGACGGTCGGTCTGGAATTCTAAACTATCTTGTAGCTTTACTAGAAATCCTGCGTTAGGTACCTCTCCGCTATAGTGAGCTTTAATACCTTCGGTAATATCTATATTCGCATCATGGGTTGATACTACGGTGTGAGATTGAGTCATGTACCTAAAGTCGTAATCTCCTGATCCAGTATACCATGTACCTCCTCCTATAGAAGAACCTGTATAGGAAGCAGTAACGTTGTTGACTGTAGCCCAGCTGTAAGATCCTGTTGAATCTATAAAGTCCCATGATACACCGCTTGAGTTCCTCGGTAAATCACCGTACTTCCCGTTACCAGCTGTCCATGTACCGGGAGTACTTGCATATATAGGAAATGCTTCTAATCTATAAGCAGTAGGCACTTCGTTAGCGCTTGCTAACATTAGTCGTAGGGAAGCGCTAAACTCCGTTGCTGCTCTATTAGAAGAAGATACATAAGTATTTATAGCAGAAGTTACTTCGGTAGTATTAAAAGCGATTACAGAGCGGTTAACATAGCGGTTACTACCTTTATAGTAAGATGCAATCTCTAAGATCTCATCTCTACCGGTATTCATATTAGAGTACTCTGAATATAAAGTAGCGTCTTTTTCGGGGAATATTTTAAATACTGCCATACTTTCTTATTAAAAAGTTACAATTCTACCTTCTATATCTGTATCCGGGTACTTGATTTCAAAAATACAAGGATCATATGAAGGGTACACTATGTTGTTTTTTGTAGCGCCTTTCACATCGTATCCGTATTCTGAGTAGTTACCTCCAGCTTTGTTGAATACTTCTACATTCTGTACAGTCTGTACACCTTTTACTTTATCGAGTAGAGTGTATATCTTAGATAAATTAATAGGCTGGTTTATACTCAACTTAGTAACGTTTAAGTAATCTTGAATCGCTTGCGTACATTTTGTTAGAACATCTTTAGCGGTTGCTGATGGTCGTAGCACAATCTCATACCTAACTCCTATATTAACTACAAACGCGTCTTTTATATTGATAGCGTCAGTAATTAATCTGTACTGAGATATATAATTTTTTAGATTTGTTTTTAACGTAGAAGAGGCTGTTGTAAGCTGCTTTTCACTATTGTACGAGAGTACGTACATTGACAGTGAGAGTGGATTACTATCCACAATACTGTCTCGTTGACTTTTAACACTGGTTAATTGATCCTGTGTAACTAATACTTTTGCAATAGAACCGAATCGCGGAGGAAGAGTCAAAGCTCTAACTGTATAATCTTCCTTAGTAACTGCTCTTAATTGTGAGTTAAATGCCTGTATTGAATTCTGTCTTAATTCTTCAATAGAATCTCCATCTTTACCTCCAGTTGCAGACTCTGGGTTGTTTACTGAGAATGTGTCTTCGTATCCGGTTTGGATTGCAGTTCTTGTAGATGATATTACAGTTGTAAGTGAATCTGCTTGAACGTTTGCTCCAACTCCTCCGCCTACTAAGTACCTGATGGTCAACTCTGATGATGGTGCTAAACCGTAGGCACCGGTGTGCATAAAGTTAGAAGGATCATATGCAACATCGATCTTACTTACTCCGTTAACAGTACCTAGCCCTACATTGGTTGGGTCTGGGGTTACTACTGTGTCATCATTTCCAGGTTGACCTGCTCCGAATTGCAACTGTAAAGCGCCGTTTGATGTAAATCTAGTAACAAACCTACGTGGTACTTTTTGTATGTTAAGTGAATACGGAACTAAGTTACTATCTGAAGTTAAGTTGGTTGTTTCTTCAAAAACACTATCTTGTGCTAAATAAGGTACTTCAGTCCAAGAATTTGCATCGTTATCAGTAACATCTAAAACCCCAATAATATTTGTATCGTTAATCTCAATTGTTTTAAATTTTTCGATACTGTCTATTGACACAGTAGTTGTTCTTATCTCTGCTGAGATAGCTTTTACTTGTTTTTTGAGTAAAAACTTTGTAATATTTCCTGCTGTTGTTTCGTATATTGATACTGTAGTTGGATCGTAAGATGATGAGAAGCCAAAATTAACTTTATCTTGAATTAAAAACTGAACCGGTGGGTTAGTAGCGCTTTGGATTACTGCATTATTATCTAACGTAATAGCGTAGTCGTAATCCGGTACTGCGTTAGAACCAGCGTTCTTAGAAGGTACTTGTTGATATACATCCAGCGTTACAATTGCTGCTGAGGTTGTTTTCGGAGTATACCCCATCATGTATGCTAAACTGTATAAGTTCCCAGGTTCTTGAGCGTATTGAAGGAATGTCTCCTGTAACTGTATGTCTTGGTAGAAAGAGAGTACATCTCCAACATAAGAAGCCATCTCTACAAACATCATACCAGGTGATGTAGGTGAGAAGTCGTTATATGTATCTGGAAAATAATTTTTAGCGTAATCAATCAACTGCTGACGGAAATCGCTAAAAGTCTTATTTGAATATTGAATCTCTCTTTCTTGTGCCATTACTGTTCGAAGTTAATTGATATTTCGTCTTCTATATTAGTTTGTACTACAGAATATTTTAATTCAAGATTTACTAAATTGTTATCCGGTATAGCGTTTATATTAAAAGAGTTTACTCTTACTCTAGGGAAATATAGTTCTAGGTTCTTAGTTATGTTTAATTTCAGCTCCTGTATACCTTCTTCTGTTATTGCTTCAAATAATAAATTTCGAAGTCCGGCGCCGAATTCAGTATTAAATACTCGTTCGTTTTTACCTGTTAACATATAGTTAATTAAATTAGCGCGGATTGCTTCTTTAGAGGTATATGTAGAATTAAAAACAGCTCTACCTGAGAAAGGTAAAGCTACACCTACAGCTTTCCTTGGCTGTAGATCTAAAGGATTAATTCTTTGAACCTTATATGCCATTATACGCTAAACTTTTCTTTTTGTTTTCTATCAGCTTCATTAACAATAGCAGCTGCTTTGTTTACAAACCCTAATTGAGATAAATCTAGACCCACCTTAGGTGCTGATGCTACTGCTTGTGCTACTGCTTGAGGATCATCAGAAACAGGTTTTGCTGCTCTACCTTGAGGCGTGAATGCAGCTCTATTAAAACTTTGAGCCATATCAGCTCTAAAATCTCCTCCTCCAATATTCCTATAGTCTTCAGAGGTCATACTACCTCTAGTCTCGTTAAGAGCGTCTAAGATAGGGTTACCGGTTAAAGATTGCAACTTAGTCTGTGTAGGTTGGATGCTTTCTTGTACCGGTTGTCGCATTTCAGAGAGCTCTTCTCTAATAGCTTCTCTTACTGCTTCCTTAATAATATTCTTAAAATCAGATGCTTTCATAATTATAAATAGATTTAGCCTAAATATGTGTCGATTCTATGTTTAAGTTCTTCGATAAGTATTTCTGCGTTGGCGCTGTAAGATAGAGGTCCTTGTATGGCTACTACTTCGTTTGCATCAATCCCTACTGCGTATCTTTGCTTAAGCGTATTTGTACTCTCTTTAACTCGTATTTCAATCTTATATCCTCTATAGGTAACTTCTCTACTTGCAAACGTTCCGCCACTGATAGGTGTTAGTGCTGATGCTATGCTTCTAGATAGAGGGTTGTCCGAATCTGCTAAGTCTTGGATACACCTACGGAGTAACTCGTCAACTACTCGAATAAACGCATCTACTACGTTTACATTTGCAACAACAAATGTTATAGATTTAGCTGCTGCACAAGTTGATTTATCTAGAGCTTCAATCCGAGGTTCATACTTGATTATTAATCGGTCAGCTGCTCCTATAATCTTATTAAGTAAAGCAGCAATACCTGCAGTGATAGGGGCTGCGGCAGCAGCAGCAACTGCTGGACCTGAAGCTACTATGACTCTCTTTAGTGTGTCTACAATTCTACTCAGTACGTTTAATAGAGCACTTGTTATGTTTACTATTGTTTGAAACTCGGTTAATTTATTTTTTACTTGATTTATTATTCTTGCAAGATTTTGGACTCTGTTAATTATTTTTTGAGATACTTCAGGAGATGGACATTGAATTAAATTAAGTACTTCTTCTCTAATTAGATCTAGAATAGGCTCAGTGATACTGGCGATACCTTGTTCAAGATAGTAGTTATTTACTTCTGTGGTCTCCTGTGGGGCAAGTTCTTGTAGAGGAGTTCCGAAAACTCCCGGTCTATCGGTGCGAAGATACCTAGCAGTGTTCGGGTGTATTTGTATTCCTGCGATCGGGCTTAGCCATTGAACGGTTTCTTGAAGTTCTTTATCTTCTAATTGCCCTAATCCTTTAATAAAAATCTTCAGTAAATTTGGAGGGTATCCGCTTTTTACTAATACAGAAGAAATAGCTTCAAGAGGTTCGGAATCTGTTAACTTCTCGAGGAATTCTTCGTTTAGGTAATCACAAGGGTAAAATCCTTCTAGCCCATACCCTGCTAAAGTATTTGCTACTTCGTCGCAAGATAATCTCTTTAATTTGATAATCTCTTGAACAATTCGTTGATTGAGTAGTTGGATTAAACTCCTACCATCACAAGGCTGTACTTTCTGTAATTCTTCTAGTAATGTAGGCATGATTAACTTAAGTAAACGGTTTTAGATAATAAAGACTCTTTTAATTTTTGATTATCGTTGTCTATTCTATCTATTAAGTGGTCTTTTAATTCATCTACTGTATCGGTACCAACGTCTAAGCTACTGAGTACATCTGATAGAGTCTCTGTTAGGGATGCTAATCTACTGTATAAATTTTCTAACTCAGTGATTAATTGTTCTCCTCGCACTAAAGGATTATTAGCAGCAGGTGTTAACTGTACACGAGGTGCTGCAAAGTTGATAGTGTTCTTAGCGTCTAAATGTACTTGATCCCCTAATAAACCTACATGTAGTTGAGCAGATAGGAGTATATGTTCTTTACGAGCGTTTAAATATAGTCTATCGCTATTAAAGAGTATTTGATTACCTACATAGTCGTTGGAACCGGACGGTAAGGTTAATGCTCCGTAGCTTGTAAGTCCTTCTCTTTTCCACTCATGTGGAGCTAGTAGATTTACTTTTTGATTTTGAAGTAAATAGATAGATGAAGCATCTCTATTAATATCTTCGGTGACGAACTGTTCAGCATTTCCAGTAGTGTTTACCCCACTTACTAATGTTACTGTAGATTGATGTCGTGCATTAGGGTTGCTCCATGGTGTCCTTGAAGAGTTTTCCGATAAACGTATACTCTGTCCTTTTCTTCCTTCTAATATTACATCCCCACTATAAGGTAATAGGGGGTTTGTATCAGGTGTTTCAACCCATTCACGATCTGCGGTGAGTTTTAGATTGTCGTCACTTACGATTCCACTTTGAGGATGATTCCATATATTTAAAGCTGGAAAGTAATAGTCTCCTGAAGGACCTCGTTGCCTTCCTCCTGGTTTCGGTCCTGGGAGTATTAATACAACTTCTCCTATAACAGGCATTGTTTTAAAACTTTGATAGAAGGGATACGCAATGCCGCCATCTACTCCAGTGTTTGAACCAAGAGCTCTATATCTGATACCGCCTGGGTTGAGTGTGTAGTCGTTAGCTGATGTAGTTGTAACTTGCGCCCAGTTGTTTGTTAGAGCTCCTTGAGAGTTTAAAGAGGTACCTGAGGAGTCTATACCTATACCTATTGAACCGTATCTAGTCTCTGTTGACATTAATCCTCTTTTTTAGGCTCTTCTACTTCTTCTTCCATTTGCTCTAAGATTTGAGCAAGCTCATCAGCACCTAGTTCAAATCCTGCTGCATCACCGTTCTTAGATGCATTCTCCATGCGCTGTACAACAGCAAGCATATCAATTAAGTGTTTATCATTCTTAACACCTATCTCTAAGTAGTTAGCAATCATAGGAACAACAAGAGTAGCGTCTCCTATGTTTTCGATAAGAGGTTTAAGTTCTCCGATTAGAGTATTGATCTGCTTTTCTTTCTTTTTAGAATTAG